CCCAAATTCCCAAAACTCGATGTTGTAATTTTACAAAAGGAGGTGGTCAGATGGCTAGACCACGTAAATTGAACATACAAAAGCAAGGACACCGCACTAAAGAAGAATTGCAAGAAGCAGAAAACGTTGAAAATGGGCTTTATGAGTTCGATCAGATTAATGCAGAAAATTTACCAGAAGATTTAACCGAAGGTGCTGCTAAAGAATGGGTGCGTGTTGTTCCTCTTTTACAACAACTACCAATTGCAGAATTAGACTATGGTTTGATAAAAAAATATTGTCAATTAGTTGATATTAGCGATGAAGCATATCAAGAAATGCAACAAGTTGGTACGTATCAACCAGATAACCATCGTAAAACAGGACCATATGTCACATTCATGGATACTACAAGAGAAATTATAAGCATATGTGGCAAATTGGGTATGACAATTGATAGTCGTATGCGTTTAGTTGTACCGGTTGAAAAGGATAAAGCAAAATCGGTTTACGATGAATTTGGTGTTGATGAAGATGACTAACGTTAAAATACCTAAAGCGTATGAAAAGCTTCTAAATATACCCAATGATTTAAGAGATGATGCATACAAATACTGTGTCATGGTTCTATCCGGTGCATACATTACATGTAAGGATACTAGACTTGCCTGTATTCGTCATTTAAAAGATATACACAAGTCAATAGATAATTCTGAATGGAATTATATCTATAAACCTAAACGTGCCAAAAAGGTTATAAAATTCATGGAAACACTACCTGATACAAAAGGTAAGATACACAAATTGACATTGTTTCAAAAGTTCATTGTCGCAAGTGTCAGAGGTTGGTTCACGAAAGACAGAGATATGCTGAGATTTAGAAAAGCTTTTATCTCAATGGCAAGAAAAGGAGGTAAGTCACTTTTAGTAAGTGGACTTGTTCTTTATTCTTTTTTGTTCGATAGAGAACCTGCAGAAGGCAGACAGATATTTTGCGCAGCTAATGACAAGAAACAAGCAAGCGTAGTATTCAACATGGTAACTAAACAACTTATGCATTTAGTATCAAAAGTACCAGAATTAAAGAAAGACGTTAAAAAAGTACGCGAGTTGCTTAATAACTTGCGTGATGACTCTTTTGTTATGCCATTGTCACGTGATACAAGTGCAGTCGATGGTTTCGAACCGTTCTTAGCAGTTATTGATGAATACCATGCAGCTAAGACAGACGAAATGGTCGAATTAATCCAATCAGGTCAAGGTAACTTATATCAATCACTCATCTTTATTATCAGTACCGCAGGTTTTAACTTGAATTCACCAATGTACACAAATGAATGGCCTTACGCTAAAGATATCTTAGCTGAAGTTTATGACGATCCAGAATACTTTGCGATTATCTACGAACAAGATTTGGAAGATGAATGGCAAGATAAAACAACATGGGCCAAGTCCAATCCATTAATAAATGAGTCAGATGACTTGAAAGAGCAAATTGAAGAGTATTTAGAAAAGCGTGTAGCAGAAGCTAATAAAAAAGGATCTATGTTCAAGGTACTTGTTAAAAACTTCAATTATTGGTTACAAGCAAGTACAGAATCTTACTTAGATTTCAATGATTGGAAAAAGAATGAAACAGATTTTGATATACATGGGTCTAAGACTTATATCGGCCTAGACTTGTCGCGTGCTGATGACTTAACCGCAGTGTCGTTCATTCATCTTAATGAAGATAGTCAGCAATATTATGTGACAAGTCATTCGTTTGTGGCTACTAAAGGTGGACTGGATGGAAAAATTGATAGGGACTTTATCGATTATAGACAACTTGCAGAAAGCGGTTATTGTACGATTACCGATTTACAAAGTGGAATTATCAATACAGACCAAGTTTTGAATTACATTGAAGATTACATCAATCAATACAACCTAGATGTACAAGCTATATGTTATGACCCATATTCAATACATGGCGTTATTGCAGAAATCGAACGTAGAGATTGGCCATATGATTTATTTGAAATCAGACAAGGGCCACAAACGTTATCCAATCCAATATTGGATTTCAGATTAAAAGTGATTAATGGAGACATCAAGCATCATAAAAATCCATTGCTAGATATCGCAATTAAAAACGCAGTGGCTAAAGATACTAACGACTCTTTAATGATTGAAAAGAAAATGAACAGAGAAAAGATTGATCCATTAATGAGTTCAATATTCGCTTACGTGATAGCGAGCGAACATGAATGGAACACAGAAACTTTAATGCCGCTATTTTTATAAGGGAGGTGCAGCGATGAAAAAATTCTTATATGCGCTTGTAGTCATACTGTTATTCGTTGTGGGGTTAATAGGGCTATTCTACGGCCTGTTTATACTTTGGCAACCTTTTGCTTATATCATTGGCGGATTGTTGCTCATTGGCCTCTCAGGCGTATTAAATCAAGCATATGATAACACCTCGATTAATCGGAAAGGAGGTGACAGTTAATGCCTTTACTTGATTTAGGATTTACAAACAAACAAGAAAAGATGAACAGAGATTTAGAACGATTATTGTATTGGCAAGAACATGGCACACATGCAAGCTATGTTGGTATAAACGCGCTACGTAACAGTGATGTATTTACTGCTACACGAATTATTTCAGCTGACATTGCAAGTACTAAATTAAAGGTTAAAGGTCACGAAACAAATACTGTGATGAATCAAATATTGGATTTGTTCAATAACAATCCACATTCAGACTTACCAGGTTGGCACTTTAAGTTTATAATCATCGCTAACATGTTACTCAACGGACAATCTTTTGTTGAAATTGTACGTGATAAGGATGATTTCCCCGTAGGCTTCTACTTCTTACATAATGATTTAGTAGGAGTAGAGGAAAAAGATGAAGATATTGTCTACAATGTGAGCGAAGATGTGGAAGGTAACGCTGCAAAGATAACCAGTGAGGATATATTGCACTTTAGATACATTACATTAGATGGATATGTGGGTTATAGTCCTTTGTATGCTTTAGTACACGAAATTGGTATTTCTCAAGGATCTAAGAGTTTCTTGCGTAACTTCTTCGATAATGGCGGTACATCAACATCAGTGTTGAAGTATAAAAAAGGGCAAATCAATGCTGAACAATTAAGAGAATTGAAAAAGAACTTTTCAGAAAGTCAATTAAAAAACAACGGCGGTTTAGTTGCTATCGATGACACAATGGAATTTAACAGACTACAAATTCCAGTCGAAGTTTTAAATTTCTTAAACAGTTATAAGTTTAGTACGTCTCAAGTTGCTAAAGCGTTTGGTTTACCAGTATCGAAGTTAGGTATTGAAACAGTCAACACATCTATAACACAAGCTAACCTAGAATATTTGCAAAGTACATTAGATCCAATATTTAAAATGATGATTGCAGAACTTGAAACAAAAATATTTAAGTTTATTGATTCTGGTTACGAATTAGAGTTTGATTCATCACGTCTCATCGACATTGATCCAGAGCTACAATTACAACGTATTACCGAATTGCACAGTAAAGGAATTATTTCAACAGACGAAGCAAGAAGTGTATTTGGTTATGAACCTATTGAACATGGTGAACAACCATTGGTTGACCTTAACAGAGCGCCACTTAACACTTTAGAAAATTATCAAAAATCGAAAATTGACAAAGAAGTCGAAAAGAACTCCATTAAAGGGGGTGATGAGTATGACGAATAGTAACGTTGACACTGGACAGCAAGATATGGTTATTGAGGGGTACGCAATTATCTTTAATTCATTGAGTGATGATTTGGGTGGATTTAGAGAAATTGTAGCGCCTAATGCTTTAAATGATGTAGATGTAAGCGATGTGAAATGTCTAATCAATCATGATTTCAGTTATGTTATAGGACGCACACAAGCAGGAACGCTTGAGTTACAGGTGGATGAAAAAGGGCTATATTTTAAATGCCACTTACCTAATACATCATACGCAAGAGATATTTATGAGAATATTAAAGCGGGTAACGTAAACCAGTGTAGTTTCTTTTACACATTACCATCTAATGATTCAACAGCTCGTACATGGCAAAATATAGATAATGAGTATGTTCAAACCATAAATAAAATTGATGAACTTATTGAAGTTAGCATTGTCACAGTGCCAGCCTATAAAGATACATCGGTTGAAGTCGGTCAACGTGCAAGAGATTTGAAGAAATTTAAACAGTTGGAACAAATGAAAATAGCTTTAGATTTAGAAAGCCTACGTTTTGAAACGTAAGGCTATTTTTATACCTAATTTTAATGAGGAGGCTTACAAATGGCTAATTTAGATGAGCGCAAAAAAGAAATCGCCAATTTGATTTCTAAAGCGCAAGAAGCAGTTGAAAAGGGCGATCTCGAAACTGCTCGTAATTTAAAAGCTGATATTGATGCACAGAAAAAAGAATATGAAGAACTTGAACAGCTTTCAAAAGAAATTGAAGCATCAGTACCTGAGCAAGATGAATCGCCCAAAGATGAAGGGGCAGAAGTTGAAGATAACAAAGGTGATAGCTCTGGAGAAGAATCAGAAAATAAACCATTCGATGACAAAGAAGAGAAACCGTCAGACGAAGAAAAAACTGATAATAAACCAAAAACAGGTGACCAACCTGAATCTGAAACAAAACTGAAACCAGAGACACCTACAATTGAGAAGGTGGAAGAACCAACAGAAGAAGAATTAAAAAAAGAAAAAGACAAAAAAGAAGGAGCGAAACGTTCTATGGCTAAATTAAACCAAAATCCAGAGACAAACGAAGAAATTCTAGCATTTGAGCAATACATGAAATCTAAAGGAGCGAAACGTGACAACGTTAAATCAGATGACGTTGGCGTAACAATTCCAGAGGATATTAAATATATTCCTGAAAAAGAAGTGAAAACAGTACAAGACTTGTCAGAATTGGTGCAAAAGACATCAGTTACAACTGCATCTGGTAAGTACCCAATTTTAAAACGTGCTAACGCTAAATTCAACACTGTTGCTGAATTAGAGAAAAACCCTGAATTAGCTCGTCCGGAATTCGAAACAATCACTTGGGAAGTAGACACTTATCGTGGATCTATTCCGATTTCACAAGAAGCATTAGATGATTCAGTTGCTAACTTAACTGCTATTGTTTCTGAAAATATTAACGAACAAAAAATCAACACTTTAAACGAACGTATTGGTGAAGTTTTAAAAGCATTCAATCCTACTAGTGTATCTAATGTTGACGACTTAAAAGAAATTATTAACGTTAAATTAGATCCAGGTTATGATCGTCAAATCATCTGTACACAAAGTTTCTATCAAAAACTAGATATATTAAAAGATGGTAATGGTCGTTATTTACTACAAGACAGTATCATTAACACTGCAGGTAACACCGTGTTAGGTATGAATGTAACAGTTGTGCGTGATGACTTGTTAGGTAAAAATGGAGATGCACTAGCATTTATCGGTGATGTAAAACGTGGTGTGTTATTTGCAGACCGTACAGACGTTTCTGTTCAATGGATTGAAAATGAAATCTATGGTAAATACTTAATGGGTGCTTTCCGTTTCGATGTGAAACAGGCTGATAAAAATGCTGGTTTCTTCGTAACGTTTGAAGATGCAACAGAACCTAGTGGGGATCTAGGAGCATAAGTAAAGTAGGTGATTTCAATGTTCAAAATAGATAACGTTGAATCTATAAAAAAAGCAATACGTGTAGACCATGACTTTGATGATGATTTGATTATGCAAGTTTATTTACCTGGAGCAATCAGTGAGGTTAAGGCTGCTGTTTCATTAGATGAAGAAGATGATAAATTCTACAGCAATAATCCTATATTCAATTTAGCAGTCTTAAATATTATTGCTCACCACTACGACAATCGTTCAATCACATCCAATGAACAATCATTTGATGTGCCTGCATCATCAATAAAACTTATACAAACACTAAGAAGCAATCTAGTTAAGTGGCGAAAAGATAACATCGAGGTGATAGCCGATGAATCTTAACGAGCTTGATTATAGGGTTGTTTTTTATTCTGTCTCAAATAATGGACCTGAGGCAGGAGCTAGTGACAAGAAAGAAATTTTTAGTTGTTTCGCTGGTCTATACGAACCCACACAGAAAGATGTACAATTAGGAAATTTAGAAACAAGTAAACGTTCTGTAACTATTAATATTAGGAATGCACAGCCTGACTTTCTGCCTACAGTCAATCACGTATTTGAGATTAAAAGTGGAATGTATGCTGGGTTAACTTTTGACATTAAGAACGTTGCTCCTGCTAAAACTCCTAATTACATCAAAGTGGTAGGTGAAGAATCATAGGGTTATCAATCAAAGGTGATAAAGAACTTATAGCATATTTAGAAAAGCAGTATGGAAAATCAGCAACAAAGCGCATCACTGATTATGCATTAACTAAAGGTGGAAACAAAGTTGTGAGTATTATCAAAAGTAATATGAAAACTTTTAAGGACACTGGAGAATCGGTAGAAGAAACTACACTTTCAAAACCTATGACGATAAGCGGTGTAAGAACCGTTAAAATTCATTGGCGTGGTCCTAAACAACGTTATCGTATTATCCATCTAAATGAATACGGTCACTTTGACCGTTCAGGTAAATGGGTTAATACAGCAGGTAAAGGTGTGATTGAACGTGCTATGAGAGAAGGACGTGAAACCTTTTTCCAAACAGTTAAAGAAGAAATGAAAAGGCGGGTGTAGCGATGGATGACATCACAATAAAGATATATGAAGCACTTATTAATAACGAAGAGATAATGAAGCTTGTACCCAAAAATAACATTAAATTCTTCGATTATCCCAATGCACAAGAAATCAAAGATATAGTGATAGTCATAGATCCATTAGACACACCTACACCTTCTGACTATGCCGATAACGATAATCTTACTTATGAATATTTTTATCAAATAGATGTATTTGTAAAACAAAAGCAAGGTGTAAACGGACGAGTCCTATCCGATAGGCTCGTCTTTTTAATACAACGAATAATGTGGGAAGTATTGGGATTTGGTGAAACATCTTCCATTAAACCAGAATATATAAAAGAATTTAGTATCTACAGACAAGCTAAAAGGTTTGAAGGTAAACAATATTTTAAAATTTAGGAGTGTTTTAATATGGCAGAGAAAAATTATCGTTCATTTACAGGTTTAACAGAATTTTATTACAAAGTGCATGGTGAAGGTGGCGTTCAAAAAGTTGCTGATCCAGAACGCATTAAATATTTACAAGAAATTTCAGTATCTAAAGATCAAGACATTGAGAAGGCATATGGTGATAACCAAGTTGCAGAAATGGCAGTTGCTAACGGAACAATTGAAGTAGAAGCTGGTTTCCACAAGTTACCATTAGAAGATAGGGTGGCACTGTTTGGTTTAGAAAAATCAGAGGACGGCATCGTGTCAGTTGGTAACGATACACCACCATATGTAGCTGTTATGTTTGCGAAAACTATGGAAGATGGTTCACGTGAATATGTTGGATTGCCTAAAGGTTTATTCACTTTCCCTGAATTAGAAGGAAATACAAAAGAAGATGGCGTTGAATTCAGTTCAGACTCTACTACTGCAGAATTTATGCAAGCTAAAGTAAAAGGGTTTGAAGAAGAAAAAGCAATGTTACTTGGCCATGATGCTAAAGGTACAACTGTTATGAAAGACGCTATTTGGGAGGCTGTTTTTGGCGAATCTGCACCAAGCAGTGATGATCCAAAAGAATCTAGTGAAACAGAATCAGAACTAGGCGCATAACATACAGGAGGTTTGATTATGGCTAAAAATAAGTATGAAGTTTTACACAAATTCATTGATTTAGAGGATAAGAATAAAGTTTACAATGTTGGCGATACTTATCCTAAACCAGCAAACAAAAAAGTATCGCATGAGAGATTATTAGACCTTTCTACAAGCAATAATAAACGTGGCAAGGCATTAATCAAAGAAATAGAAAAATAACTGTTGTTGAGGGCTAAGTGCCCTCTTTTTATTTGCAAATAAAAATCAAAATTAAAGGAGCAATTAAAATATGGCTAAACGTAATTTTATTAAATTAATTCAAATCGATAAAAAGGGTAACGCAGTAACTGATTCAGAAGGTAACGCAAAATTCGACACTTATATTACACCTACACAAATTCCATTCCGTAAAATCTATGATGCAGCTGATTTAATGGATGGTACATCAGATGAGAACACTTCTGCGCAAGAAAATATCGATCAAATGTTAGACATGGTAGTTGATATTTACAACAATCAATTTACAAAAGATGATTTACTAGACAGATTGCATGCACCAGATGCTGTAGAAGAGTTACAACAACAAATTCAATTTATTGCACAAGGTCAAATGGATGAAGAAAGAAAAAAGCAACTAGCCAAAATGATTTAAAACCTATCAATTATAAAGAACATAAGGAAAATATGAAGAAGTTAATGTTGGAAATGATGAAAGAAGGCGGTAAGGATATCAACGATATATTAGATATGCCTTTTGCTTTTTTCATGGAGTTAGTTGATGAAAGTAATAAGAAAAACGTCAAGAAAACTCACAGTATGATCGACGCGTTCATGTAATACATCTTATAAGCAAGGAGGTGGAGTGATGGCAGAAAGAATTAAAGGATTGCAGATTGATCTGTCAATGCGAGATGTAAATATAAGTAAGACACTAGCTGGAGTAAAACGTGAATTTAGAGCATTAAACTCAGACCTCAAACTATCAAGTAATAACTTTAAGTATGGAGAAAAAAGTGCTGCTTCTTACAAATCTCGAATGAATGATTTAGATGGTGCCATTAAACAAGGGACAGCTAATTTAGATTCACTCAAAAATCAATACGAAGAAGTTGCACGAACACAAGGTGCTAATAGTGCTAAAGCTGTCAGATTACGTACTGAGTACAATAATCAAGCCATAGCAGTTAATAAAATGAGAGATGAATATGGTAGATTAAACAGTTACTATAAGGAAAATTTTTCCATTGCAGGTCGATTGAGCAATTCTTTTAAAAGCGTTGGTTCAAACATGCAGAATGTAGGTCAACAAGCACAAAATTTAGGTAGTTCTCTTACAAGTAAAATTACTAAGCCAGCGTTAGTAGCTGGCACTGCAATGGCAGGTATAACAGCTAAGCTAGGTTTTGACAGATTGGTCGGTCTTGATACTGCCAAAGCAAAACTCGAAGGTTTAGGATATTCAACTAAAGAAGTGGGTTCGATTACTGATCAAGTAACACATGCGATTCAAGGCGGTATGACAACAATGGCCGAAGGTACCGATGTTGCAGCAGGTGCTTTAGCGGCAGGAGTAAAACAAGGTAAAGAATTAGAGAAGTATATTAAATTAGTTGGTGATGCGGCTGTCGGAAGCAATAGACCGGTATCTGAAATGGCAATGATATTTAATAGAGTTCAAGGTCAAGGAAAACTGATGACTCAAGAATTAAATATGATTGAAGAAGGTATGCCTGGATTTAGTAACGCTATGTCTAAACATCTTGGTGTTTCCTATGACGCTTTCAGAGAGATGGTTACCAATGGAGAAGTAAGTTCTAAGGAATTTTTAGAAGTTATGGATGACTTCGCTGGTGGTATGGCAGGAGCTTATTCTAAATCTTGGAAAGGTATGGTACAAAACTCTAAAGCCTACATAGGTCAAATTGGAGAAGCCTTCTTAAGCAGTACCTTTGAACAAGCCAAAGGTGGTTTGCATGAATTTGAATCTATGTTGAAATCACCAGGAGCCAAAGAATGGGCAGCTAAAACTGGCGAACAACTTGGTAATACATTAGCTTCGATTGGCAATGGTATTAAAGGCCTAATAGATTGGTGGCAAAATTTAGACGGTTCCACTCAAAAAACGCTAGGTGGAATTGTTAAATGGTTAGGCATCACTTTAGTTACTATGGGACCTGTTTTAACAATATTCGGTAAGTTTGTAAGAACCATTGGTGGTATGTTTAGTGGTTTATCGACACTTATAACATTCATGATAAGACATAATGCTGCAGCCAAAATGAGCGCAGTTGGTCAAGCGGTATGGAATGGTGTTACTGCTACTGCTCGTGGTATCGCAAATGGTTATAGATTAGCAATAGCAGCTTTAAGTACATCTCAAACTATACAAGCTTTGAAAACTAAAATTGCTGCAACTGCAACAACGGCTTGGACTGCAGTTACTAAAGGTGCAGCTTTAGCAACTAAAGGTTTAGGATTAGCTATAAGATTTATGACTGGACCTGTCGGTATAGTTATTACAGCCATCGGATTATTAGTAGCTGGACTTATTCATTTATGGAAAACAAATAGCTCTTTTAGAAATAGTGTGATTACTGCTTGGACTGCTATTAAAAATGCAGCGGTAGCCATATTTGGATTTATTAAGACTTATATAGTCGCTATTTGGAATGTTATAAAAGCTTCAACAATTACAGTATGGAACGGAATTAAAACCGTTGCTGTAGGTACATGGAATGGGATTAAACTTGCTATATTACACCCTATTAGAACATTAAAAACTATTTTGTCGACTATCTGGAACGCTATGAAGAATAGTGCTATTAAAATCTGGACCGCCTTAAAGAACGGTGTTATAGCAATTATTAAAGCATATGTTGCGCAAGTAAAATTTAATATCAACCTTATTAAACGCATTGTAGTTACGATATTTAATGCTATTAAAAGCTTTTCTATTAAAGTGTGGACTGCATTAAAAAATGGTGTGTTAGGAATCGTTCGAGCTTTGCGCAAAGGTGTTCTATCTGTATTTATCGCATTAAAAAAAGGTGTTTCTGTAATATTTAATGCTGTAAAGAATGCAACAGTTAGAATCTGGACAGTTATAAAAACTTCAGTAGTGAACAAAGCAAAAGCATTATGGTCTGGAGTTAAAAATACATGGAATGCACTCAAAAAAGGTACAATTGGCATATTTAAAGCAGTTGGTAGTTTCATGAGTTCTAAATGGAACAGTATTAAAAATGGTACTGTTAATAAAGCGAAAGCTCTATGGTCAGGTGTCAAAGGAGCTTGGGGGTCACTTAAAAAAGGTACTCATAACACCATGTCGGCGGTTGGTGGTTTCATGAGCAAAAAGTGGAATGGCATCAAAAATACTACTGTATCTATTGTAAATAGCATGAAATCGAAAGTTATGGGCACTATGAATAAAATGAGAGACGGTATCAAAACAGTTACCGGTAAAATTGGGAATCTTTTTGGCGGAATGGTTAAAGGCGTTAAAAAAGGATTAAATAAATTGATTAGTGGTGTTAACTGGGTTGCTGATAAATTAGGTATGGATAAATTACCGTCTATTAAATTAAGTACGGGGACAAACGCATCTAAAAAGTATGTGAGTCATGGGAAAATTAACCGAGACACTTTTGCGACAGTTGGAGACAAAGGTAGAGGTAATGGCCCTAGTGGATTTAGGCATGAAATGATTGAGTATCCTAATGGTAAAACAACTATAACACCTAATAGAGATACAACCACATTTTTACCTAAAGGTTCTAAAGTTTATAATGGCACACAAACTCATGCTATACTATCCCAAATGCCTCGTTTTAGTATAGGTTCAGCGATCAAAGAAAAAGCTGAATATATGCTTGAAAATGGTAAAAAAGCTGTAAAAAGCACAGTTGGAAAAGGCAAAGACTTAGGAGGAAATGCAGTAGACCAAGTTAAGAAAGTTGGTTCTGAGGTTGCGGTTAAAGTTAAAAAGGTTGGAAGTGCAGTTATATCAGGTATAGGAGATGTATTTGATTATATAGGACACCCTGGTAAGCTAGTTAACAAAATTTTTGATAAAGTTGGATTTAACTTTAATTTTCTCAAGGATGTCCCTTTACCTTTTGATTTAATGCAAGGAGCCTACAAGAAATTAAAGAGTGGCGTCAAATCATTATTTGACGAATGGCTTAATGATGCCGGTGGCGGCGATGGCTCTTCCTTTACTAAGTTCCCAATTACTACGGGATATTATCCTAATGGTGGCGCTCCTGGTTATAGTTTTGGTGGAGGTCATCATTACGGTATTGACTTTGGTGCCCCATACGGTACAACAATCAATGCTACGAATAGTGGACAGTTAGGTGAATTGCATAACTTTGGCGGAGGACTTGTTGCAAGACTTTTAACAGGCCAATTCACGCTATTCTTTATGCACTTATCTAAAATACTGAAACACGGTAAGGTACAGGCAGGAGAACCTATAGCTAAAACAGGTAATAGTGGTAACTGGACTACTGGTCCTCACTTACATTTCCAAGTTGAAAAAGGTAGACATAATGACATTACTAACCAGAATACTGTAAACCCACTCAAGTGGCTCAAAGGCCACGGTGGTGGAAAAGTTGGTGGTAGTGGTTCTGCAAACGCACGTAGAGCAATTCAAAGAGCACAATCTATTTTAGGTGGACGTTATAAATCGTCTTATATTACCGAACAAATGATGAGAGTTGCCAAACGTGAATCTAATTTCCAGGCGGGAGCAGTTAATAACTGGGATAGCAATGCTAGAGCGGGAATACCTTCTAAAGGTATGTTCCAAATGATTGAACCATCTTTTAGAGCGTTCGCTAAACCGGGACATGGGAACATTTTGAACCCTGTAGACGAAGCTATATCGGCTATGAGATACATCGTAGCAAAATATGGTTGGGGTGGTTTCAAACGTGCTGGAGATTATGCTTATGCTACAGGCGGCCTTATTAACACTGCTGGATTATATAATTTGGCAGAAGATGGATACCCTGAGATAGTGATACCTACAGATCCAAGCAGACAATCAGATGCGATGAAATTGTTACATCTTGCTGCGAGTAAAATTAGTGGAAATAACAGAAATAAACGACCTAACCAATTACGTACACCTAGTGTTACTAGTAATACAGTTGATAACGCAGAATTACTACTACAAATGATAGAAAATCAACAGAAACAAATAAACGTGTTAATGGAAATAGCACGAAGTAATGAAAATATTGAAAAACAACCGAAAGGTTTTTCAGAACGCGATGTAAGTCAGGCACAAGGTTCAAGGTTAAGACTCGCTGCTTATAGCCAGGGAGGTTTATAAATTGGAAAATAAAAAAGTAAAAATATTTAACGATCATTTCGAAGAAACACTAACGGATATTCCTCATCTTAAGTTTCTAGAATTTGAAGAAGAGGATTTAGATAGAAAGTCTAATCAGATTGAAGTTAATGGTAGCGATGGCGTTTTACAAGGACCGATGAATTTCGGTCCTTTTAATTTGATACTGAGATTTTCATATAAAGGCATGGATTATAAAGAATATAGATTAGCAAAAGAAAAGTTACGTCAATTGATAAATAGGAGAGATCCTTATTTCGTATGGCATTCAGATATGCCAGGTAAAAAGTATGCAGTTATACCAGAGGGTGCCAGTAATGAAAACTTAACAAGTCAATTCGGACTTATTGAGGTGACTTATTCTGTCTACAAAGGATATGCAGAATCATTAAAAGATACTTCTGAATTTAGTTGGACTGATGAAAGTTGGCAATTTGAACAAGGTGTTATAGGAAGTGATGAAGTTAAATATAAACACAATATTCGTTACTTTAAAATATTTAACGGTTCTAAAGATACTATTAACCCTTTATTAAGACACAAATTAAATATTAATTGCACACTTACAGCACCTTATGGATTTGAAATCGTTAATCTAACCACAAATGATATATTTGAATATAAAAAACCGCTCAAAAAGCGTAATACGGTTTCTATTATAGGAGTGCATCCTTATATTAATAATAAAAGAGTTGGTAAAGACACAAATTATGATTTTATTACTTTAGCGCCGGGTTGGAATGAAATTTTAATTAGAGGTCACAATATATCCAATAGTCCTAAAACAGAATTTATATTTAATTACATCTATAGGTAGGTGAGAATATTGGAAAATCTAATATTTATGAATAGAGAAGGGACATTTTCGGAAATTGTTAATGACTTTGACTTTGGTTCCTTTAAATATGAATATGAACAAAATAATGAGCGATCCATATCTCTCACTGCTTATAAAACTAATGTTAACGCGGATATATTTGATAGTTTGATTAATGAAAATTATTTAGTTTGGAAGGGCCAGAAATATGTCATTAAATCGACTGAGCTTAAGTATGAAGAAGGTGTAATACTTAATGAAATTGAGGCTAAGCATATTTCTATGGAATTTCAAAATCATTATGTACCTAAAGATTTAGATGATGAGTCACTGAATGATGAAGATGAGACTGAAGCAAAAATTTCCATGAAAGTTAAAGAGTACCTTGATTTTGCATTCAAAAATAATAAACTTAATTTCGATTATAAGTTACATGGAAAAATTAATGAGAGTAAATATATTGAAGAGTTAGGAGATAAAAACGGTTTAGAACATCTTATTGAAGGTGCTGAGCATTTTGGCTATATATTTTTTGCTGATAATAAAACTTTCCATATTTATACACCTGATAATTTTTATAAAAAATCAGATGAAATATTAGTTTATAAATATAATAATAGTTCGGTTTCGGCTAAAACAATCACAACTGAATTACGCACTTACATTCAAGGATATGGAAAGAAAAAGTCAAAATCCGAAACGAAAAACTATAAACCTATAAAGCCTAAAGACTTCTCATACTCTGGAAATTTTAATAAAGAAGGGACTTGGTCTACTGAACATATAGGAGATTCCTTTTATAAGACATTTGATTGTAAGTGGGGAAATGAAACCTTAACTTGGAATCTAAAAAAAGGACCTAAAGGTGGAATAATCGAAGTATTTATTGATGATAAGTCCAAAGGGACTTTTGATTGTTACAGCGCTCATGCTTCGACGCAAAAAGTGATTTTAGCTAAAGGATTATCAAAAGGTAAACATTCTTTTAGAGGCGTTTTTAAATCGAAAAAACCTGGTATTGATTATAAGAAGTCTAATCCAGTCATGTATGTTGGTACGAGTAAAAGCAGTGTTTTAAATCTAACTGCAGTTCTTAAAGGTAAAGATATTTATCATGTATATGCTGAATATAAGTCTCCATATTATAAGCAATATGGTAAATCAGAAGCCCCTACAATATATGATGATAATATTACAAGTCAATCAGAGTTAAAGAAGAAATTAAAAGAAACACTTGATGATATTCCAACAATCGAAGTAGCAACGAATTATTTAGGATTAGAAAGTATTCATGAAAATAATACTATTCGATTTATACACAAACCTATCGGATTTAATACTGATTTAAAAGTTGTCAAACTTACTGAATATCACCCCCTTGTTTCACAGCCTATTGAAGTGGAATTCAGTAATGCTCAGAAAGATATTATAAAAATGCAATCACAGTTCAATCGTAGGTTAAGAAAGGTTAATAATCTTATGAAAAAAGGATTCAAAACTAGTGACTATTCTTTAAATGTGTTAGAGGAATATAACGAAACAGTAGGAAGTGTATTGATTGATGAGTAAAGAAGTATCGATAAGATATCTACAAGATAGAGATGGAGAAGAATATTTTCCAGTCACGCACATAGAGGCAGTCATCGGTTTAGGTGTTTACTTAGATAAAATAGAAATTTTAGAAAAAGAAAATGAAGAACTTAAAGAGAGAATATCTCATCTGGAGAAGGAATAAAAGGAGGTTCATAAAATGTTATTAACTTTAGACTTTCCTATTCAAATAGGACACACATTTAGAACCAAGATGATAAATAATTTTAGAACAATACTTAATTATTATAATGAACTAGATCATCAGCATCGCGCACACACAGAAACTAAGCATCATGCACATCAAGCCATGCAGGTTGATTATAGAAATACAAACGTTTCTGCATTTTTGGATTATCTTAACGGTAATATTAATGGGCTTGTTCTAGGAGCAAATGGAGATGGTATAGCTGAAACAAAACAAGCCAGAGTATCAATAGATGGAACCGTACACCCCTTGTTGCAAGAAAGACTGCTTCATGACTTTTTAGGAATTAACAGAAAATTAGATAAAGAAATACATTCTAATGGTGCAGTGGATTTTATTTGGAATCCTCCATATATACCAGGAAATAGATTGGGAGAAAATGGGACACCAAATAATTGGGAACCAGAAGCCCATATTGAAGCATTTTTAAACCCTTTAGTTGATAATCAATACGTTACAAAAGAAGTTATAGGAGAAGATACATCAGGAAAATATAATGTGTACAAATTTACGTTTGAACCACAAAATTACAATAAAACGTTACTTATTACTTCATGTATAC